TTTTGCTAAGTGCAGGAATCTTCATTACAACAAAGCTTCCGATTATCCATTCTCCGTTGTCAAGACGTTTAGCCTTGAACTTGATATTTTCTATTTTCATAAGCTGTTATTTTAAATCACTTGCACAATCAGCAATGCCAACACTATATCTCTCGACAAACTCAGCAGAGCGTGCTGCCATTCCTTTAATCATAGCTTTCTTGTGTGAGACGTTACCAGTAGTTAGAGTATCAGCTTCTTCGGCAATGTTATTAAACCACTTGATAATCTTTTCTCGTAACTCATCTGTTATTACATATTCTTTCATAACTATTCTTCTTTAAGTTCTATGTGATTCTATAAACTTACTCAAATCGAGAGGGAACTTCTTTTTAAGTTCTCTTTCACGTTTACGTCTCTCCTTCCTTGTGGGTGGAGGAACGTATTCATCTAAGAATGCAAACGTTTTCTTGCAATTAGCATTTAATACTGGAATATATACATCCAATAATGCCTTTAATAATTCTTCCATATCAATCTTCGTTAAGTTCTACTGGCTCATCGCTCCAAGATAACTCTCTTCCGATGAGCTTCTTGATGCTGCCTTTTGGAATATGTATACAATCAAAGCACGACATAAAACGAGTTTCTTCTCTAGAAGGTTGTGCATTATAAATATACTCTGTACCATCCATATCAACTGCTACCCATGCCATAACTATTTCTCCACTTTTACACCGAACGGAGTTCCGTCGGCAAATAACAAATTCTTAAAGCTATTTTCAAATGTCTCATCTTCATATCCACGGAAGTGACAGCCATTAGTAACTAAGCATGTAAATGCACGATGTGTTTGATAATTAGCAAAGTACTTATCTTTAACAACACCAAACGGCTGATGCTTTAACATTTCTTGCCAGCACTCTTCTGCATCCTTGAATGGACGGAACTTTGGCTCTGGCTTAACACGATAAGATTTGGGATTATTTATAAGAGTTTCAAGAAGTAATCCGTCCTTGTCACCATCTAAATCTACCCATTCTTTATAAGTAGCTGCAAATTGGATAATTTTACCTTCTGCTAATGCTTGAAGAATAGGCATTACCTTATTAATATCTTTGCTATAAATCTTTTCCATACTCTAACCCATATAATTTTTTATTCTTCTACACTTTCGGCACTCTTCAAAATTGATTCTGCCAATTTCTTTATATACATACTCATGGTGACAAGTAATATTTTGCTTCCACCATTTCTTTAAGAATAATATTATATCTCCTATCATATTCAATTCTTTAACTTTTTAATTAGTAAATTACTTTTCTTACTAAAGATTTATCTTTATAGAACTTTGGAACTCTACTAACCTGCCACCAAGAATAGCATTCGTCACTCCAAGGTTCAATCCACACTGGTTCTTTTGTGTCTTTATCTTGGCAGTATACAATTCCACGTACTTCATCATTAAGCAAGAAAGCCTCTACATCAAAATCCAAATCGTCTAATGTTGCATAAGTCTTGCAATACTCATTGCGTTCCATAGTGCCTTCCCTTACGAACAACTCAAAATCATTGAATAAATCTATTTTTAGTATCTCTAAGTTATTGCTTTTAACAACATCTAGAAGAGACTTTTTGACGTTCATTTTGCTCATTTCCTATCCCTCTTTTTATAGTCATTGCAATCCATAGGAATATGGTCTGCTAACTCTTGCCAATAACACCTATTATCGTAATAACAAGTTTGACATTTTTGAATCTTTTCATTCATTACTTATTCTCCTTTAAGTTCGACAGGCTCATCTTTCCAAGACAATTCTTTTCCGATGAGCTTCTTAATGCTTCCTTTAGGAAGGTAACAGCAACCGGTATTTGCGTACCTCTGCCCATATAAATATACGACAGAGCAAATCCATAATGTATTACTTTCATTTCTGCAAGGTTTTTCTGCAAAAATATGTTCACAGCCACCTTTATCTACTGCTAACCATGACATAACTAATACTATATTTTTTTAATTAATAAATTACTTTTCTTATCAAATGGTTTATAACCACTACGGAGATACCAATCTAGAACAAATCTATCAGATTCATCTTTATCAAATTCCAATCCGATTTTCTTCACCCCATTTAACTTAGCCTGTTGTTCTGCGAGTTGTAACAGGCGTTGTGCAACACCATTTCTTCTATAAACAACATCAACCCAAAGAGCGTATATTAGAGCATCAGCCTTGCCGAAAATATCACTAACATATAATGGAATAGATATTTGAACAGAGCCATGATTTTCTTCATCAGTTATTAAAATTCTGATTTCATCCTTCCATGTCTGTTTTTGTATCATACTCACTCCTCCAACTCTTTAAGTGCATCCTGCAAATTGACAATCGCTTTTTCAAGTTCTTTCTGTCTGCCTTCTATTACCTCTGTCTTTTCATCAAAGATAGCAGAACATGCATATACAGAAGCAACTTGCATTTTAGCATACTGTATTTTCTCGATAGCTTTTTCTTTGTTCATTTCTTATCCTCCTTTGCCTTTTTAAGATAAAATTCTCTCCAATCTTCAAAAGTCCAATCTCTTGTGTTATGAGTAAGATTGAAAACTTCCGTATCTTTCTCTAACTGGAGTAATAGCCAAGCATAATCTTCATATCGCTTTCTTAGCAATCTCTTGCGACACAATCTTACATGCTTGTATAACTTATAATCAGCGGTTGCAGCATCAAAGATTATTTTACCTACTATTGCTAACAGATAAGCAGATATAACCCCTAATGCAATCCAACCTAATATTGTTATTACTAAGTCCATATTCTTTTCTTTTTGCCCTCCCTAATAATTGATAATCTTCTGTGTTTTGCGAACCTTGGCGAAAAACTCACTGACTTCTTGTGAAGTTGCTTCTCTCCAGCAGCTTTTCTTCATCCAATTACCTATACCATTGGATTTCTGAATCATTCCATCGGAATCCTCACCAATTATCACGCCATATCCATCAGCGTTAATAAAGCCATCATGGATAAACACTTTACCATCACCATCAACTAAGATAGTACCTGCTTTATATTCACTTAATCTCATATTCTATTCTTTTTACCCTCTCCCTTTTATAGGGGAGGGTGGTTAAACTAAAAATATCTATCAACTTTATTCCAATCTTCTTCGAACGCCTCACACTTTCCTTTGCAAGGTTTTCCATCACAAAAACATGTTTGATTATAATCATCGTAATGAAAACAAATTTTATACGCAAACATATCTTTTTTATTGATTTCTTTATGTGCTTTAACATACTGTAGAACAGCCATTAAATCATCATAATCTTTGATTTCTTTACGCTTTACTTGACTGATAAGTTCTTTTAAAACATTCATACTATACTAAACTAATTAATTATATTATCACTTACACTCTCCCTGTTACAGGAGATGGTGGTTAGTTAATTATTTCGTAAATTCTATCATATATTGTGCAAGCACAGAGCCTACATAGCATAAGGTCATAAGTATTGCTGCCACTGTCGCAATTACAATACTTACTGTTCTCAACTTTGGCGCTTCTGACCAAAATATTGCACTAACTATCAGAAAGATAGTTCCTAAAATCGTTAACAATACAACCATATTACTTATATTTATATCCCATAAGGGATAGTTATTTACTCTGGTGTCTTCGTTGTATATTTATCAGATGAAATGTGCAGAAACACATAATCGCCATCACTGGTAGTCTCGTTAATATCACAAGAAACACCTTCTGCTTTGTCAAATACAAGCATTTCACAATCTTTGCCTACGAAGCTAAGGTAAGATTGCAAATGCCCTATCAACTCACTTGCTTTCATATTACTATCTGTTAATATCCTTTCTTCAATCTTATACAATAATCAATAGCTTTGATTGCTAACCAAATAGCATGCTTCTGCTTATCGTCAATAAGATTTTTTCTAATCTCAAATAGCGTCTTCTTTGCTTCTGTTGCATTCATATTTCTATTTATTTATGTCTGAAGGCATTAACCACCTAACATATCGCTAATGTTTAAATACTTCTCTCCATCACCTAAGTTTCTTACCTCACAGAAACCTGCTTCTGAAATTGTACTATCATCGTCATATATCGTTGTGACGTGTATTTTGTCTATAGGACAACAATCATCATCACTTACCTCAAAAGCAATAGGCAAGTCTCCGTGTTTTGCCTTTATTTTCTCTAAACTTTTAACCAAATCACTTATTTTCATACTAATATCTTTTATGCCCGAAGGCGTTAATAAGTATAGCTTAAAATACGTTGTATTTGACGCAACAATTTTAAGCCTTCTTGTCTATCTCTTTGCATCCACTCATTACCTTGCCCCTGTTTGACAAACAAAGCTTTGCGAATGGCTTTATACGCATCACGTAAATCAACTAATTGTCCTTGCATATTCTATCTTTTATGCCCAGATGCGTTAAACATTTAACAATACTCTTTTGAGCTTTATTCGCAAATTCTCTTTTAACTCTTTAGCTTCACTCCACGGTGTATATGTTGTAGTATAAAAATTATAACTACGTTCATCTACACAATGTAAGCCTGTTATGAGTAATTCCAACTCTTCGTTGGATAGCACAACATTTTTGTCCATACTGCTATTATTTATGCCTGAAGGCGGTTAGGATTTAACTATATAAAGTTGTTCATAAACAGTAGATTTCACAACAATAGGTTCAGAACCTAAGTCGTTATCATCTATCTTGAT